TTATGTCATTGTTTGCAGCATAGATTTTTTGAGTAGGCAATTTTCTGATAACTAATGATTGACCAGCAGCCATACTAAAACTTGCTACTGTTGCTGGCGATGCTGCACCATCGGTAATTGTTACTAAATGAGTTGTGTTACTTTGAGCATCGTGTATTAAACGAACTTCTACTGCGTCACCAACAGTGGTTGCTCCATTTGCTGTAGTTGGAAGTGCTACTTCCGTTCCTAAAATTTTTAATCTCATAATTATTTACCGTTTATTTTCTATTTATTCTTGGCAGCATCTTTAATCATCTTTTGGAGATCTGCAGTAGTTCCGATAAACATTGTATTATTAACAGTTGTTGGAGTTAACTTTTTATCGTCTTTGCCAAGACTCTTCATCTTGTGTTGTAGGTCTATAAGTTTGTCAGTCATGTCTGAGACCTGCTTCATAGCGTTCACAGCGACTTCATACGCTCTGGGGTGTCCGCTCTCCTGAGCAACCTCTAAGGCGCCTTGTACCGCCTCTTGACCCTGTGATATGAGAGTGTATAATTGACCTCTGGTATATTCATAATCTTTATTAGCATCAACAGATACTTCACTATTTGCTCGTGTAATCATTTCCGTAGTTTTTTCTAAGGGTGCAATATCAATATCAAAAATTTCTTCCATGTTTTTTTCAAACTCATTCATAGTAGTGTGATACCTTCATTAAATCCAAAATCATCGTCTGGCATAAGTAAAGCACTATCAGCATCATTGATTTGCCCATCATTATTTTTATCAGTAAGTGCTCTTGGAGTTACATCAATTTTTAGATTTTTGCGATGTTGTTGGAAATCTCCAAGTGATTCGTATACTGTAGCCTTACGAATAATTGCTGCGTCGCTAACAGGTCCATAAAGATATGTTTTTAAAATAAAATCTAAAGTATAAACGATACTTCTTCTACGCATCATATCACCTTCATAATCATCTTCATATGTAATACCATTTAAAATAATTGGTAAATCTTTTTTCTCGTCCATATCTGGTATAAGATTTACGGTAACATTGAAAGATGGTTGAAAGTATGGTAAGATTTGCTCAAGAATTTGTAAAGCATCATCTTGATTTCTTGAAAGAATTCCAAGTTCAAAACGAAGATTATATGGAACAGGCATGTACTGAACTTTAGTAACAGTTGGGGCAGTACCTTTTTTTAAATACTTTTGAATTGGAGATGTCTTTCTTGCTGAGTCATATGTAATGTCAGTCATCTCAAATGAGATACGTGGCATAGTGATATTAACTTTACGCTCCGTACTTGGATCTTGATCAAGACGCGCAAGAAATTTACTCTTAGGACCATAAGCAAGAGCTACTTTTTCTTGACGAATTACGCTACCCGTCTCTGGATCTTTCCTTTCAATTTGAATGTTATTGAAAAGGGTTCCAAATGCCTTTACATTTTTTTTAATTATTTCGTGATAATAATGACGATTACCTAACATTAGAATGGTCCTCCCATATTTCCATATTCACCAAACGGATTTTTTTCTGTGAAATCAATGATAACATCTGCTTTCTGCTCATAGAACAAATTATCATCGTTATCATAATTATCAATTTCAAAATTGATAGTTGAGAATGAATCGACAACCCATGAAGCTGCACTAGTTTGCCCAACTAAAGCAACATTTGGTGTCAACACTCCATTTATATAGGTTAACCGAAGTTTACGTGTAGCAGGCAACCATTCTGCAACTGTTGCTTTTGTAATTACGGGCGTGCCACCGACTGGTGTATATGTTTGTCTTACTTCTTCTCCAACAACATAAGAACCAGTTCCGCCAACTTTTACTGTTACTGGGAATACATGTGTTTCCTGAGTAAGAGTATCAATTTCTGCATTACCAGTTTTAAAATAATTATTTGCATTTTCAATAAGTTCGCACGTCATAGAAAAAATATAATTTTTTCCTAACTGATAGAAAGGAACTTCTCTTTCTACATATTTAATTTCATATAAATTTTTAGTCATTGGAACATAAATTAGATCACCTTCATTTGGTACATTGGGAATTCTTGTATCAATTTGAGTTTCTACATAGTCAATCCAACGTCTTTTAGATACTGCATATGTAATTTCGTCGCTTAATTTTAAACCAAATTTTGACATTCCCACTGAACTTGCTCCACCAAATCCCTCCACATTAATAAGCATCATTTCTACAAGTACGCTATTTTCATATTTTTGAAGAATCACATCATCTATAGTCTTATCAATTAGCATAGTTTTGGGAAGATAATAAACATCTTGACCAAACAGCTTAATCTGTTCGTCTACAAGATTTTGAAGTAGTGTTTGTTCTGATGTTCTTCCGCCATACTGGGGAAAGTATTGACTCTTTGCCATTATCCGATCATATCAAGAGGTGGTAGTTCGTAATCAGTTAACATTTTATCTTCAATGTCCCTGATTTCTGTGATAGCATCTTCATAGATTTGACGACCATTGAGAGAAACACCGCCAGGTAATTGGACATTATTAAACTTGATGAGGTTCTGCCCCCATTGACGTTTGAATAAAGCAGTAACATATCTCTTCAACCAAAAGTCATTCCAAATTTTTTCAAGATTTGTTGGATCAAGTGCTCGATAGCATTCGATGATTAGAATTTTGTCTTTTGTTAGCATTTGGGGATCATAATCAATAAAAAGACGACCATCTCTTTTAGTAAATCTAAAACGAATTAAAGCACCAGTGTTTAGAACCATGTCAAGAGTTTCAATATAGCTCTTAACCATATAGTAGTTTAGAATATCAATCGAACCGAAAGCATATAAGTCGTTGAGGAATATCTGATACTCAATACCAAACAGGTCACCGCGAATACTACTTGAAGTTACACCAAATACTTTTTCTACGCCTATGATATGATCTGGTAGATCCAGATAGTTGCCGCGTTCGGTCCAGATATCACCTTCTGAAGTATTGTGAGTAATATTATTTGTTTTAAACCTATCAACTTCTGCTTGAGTTAATGTATGTTTAAGATACATTTTATCCATGCCGTCAAAATGACGTTCTTGGAAAAATTGTAGTGCCTCATCAATACGATCTTCGAGTTGTTGATTATCAACGTTGATTTCGAGAACAGGAGCACCAAGTTTACGCAAACAGTGATCTTTTAATTCTGTTCGTGTTGCTGGTTTTGACGCCGACATTTACCAGTCCTATATTTATTTCCTAAAGATATTTATAAAAAAAGAGGGGGTTGCCCCCCTCTGGAAGTATATGGAAAATGAATCAGGCTTGTGATTCAACCCATGTGATACGTGCAGTAACCTGCGTTTGACCGAATCGGTCAGCAGCATTAAAGGGGTTATTTGCCGCGGCTGCCTGTCCAGCTGGAATTGTCGTTGCAACTGCAAGAGTTAGAACGTCAGGTCCGTTGGGGAATACATAATCACCACCAAGGATGCTATTACCCATTTCAACAAGGTCTTCTAGCTGTTGAGCAATAGGAGCGCCAGCAGCAGCACGGAATTCAAAGATGGATACACCACCAGTGATTGTATCCGTTGCTTGACCCGTGTGCTTGATGATTTGACATAGTGAAGGAGCACCGTAGTTAGTGAAGTATGCTGACTGGGATAGGTTGCCATTGAGAATTAGACGAATTGAAGTTGCATCTGTTCTTGCGGGAGTTATTGATTGCTCAACTCCAGCTTGATTCACGACTCTTGGTGTGCAAACAATACCACAAGAATTCATCTTAAGAATCATTCTATTGATAAGATCTCTTTCGCCAAGAGGTCCAACAAGAGAACTAGCAACTGATGGTGCTAGGCGAATTGATAGAATTGGAACTGCAGTACCAGAAAGTGTTCCAGGAACAATAATCGTATCAGAACCAACCGAACCAGAAGCAACCGTGAAGAGGTATGCCTTGTCATCCTCAAACTTACCATCCATGATTACCGAAGCACCCCAGTGATAAAGTGATGGAGCATAGGTTGGGCCGTCACCATTTATAATTTCGTAACGAGCAGGTAGGTTACCTGAGCGGAGATACGCTTCATTTTCGTGGTTGTTGTGGACAAACTCGTGAATATAAGTCACGATACCGTCTTGATCTTTGAATCCAAAACGAACCTTACCAGCACCATACCAGGAGTAATCCATGTATGCCATTTGCTGACGGTGAATGTCGAGCTTGAATCCAGTTACGCCATTTCCATCACACTTGTCGATATTCCACTGAGATTGTGGAACTTTGAGATCTCTAACTTTTGACATAATAATTTTTGATCTTGTCGTTCCTCTATATGATGGTGAAATATGAATAGAAGTGTCCGAATCAACTGCAGTGACTTTATAAGTCATACCACGAATCGCAATATGATCACCAATTACTAATTGCTTAGTAAATTTAGTGCCAGTTCCTACGACAGCATTACTCTTAAATATACAAGCTACTGTTCCTGCCATTTGAGCAGTGGCGTTTCTTCTTACACAATAGAGATTTTGTCCATCATACTCGAAGAACATACCATTTTGATCATCATACATACCTGCACGAACTGCAGCATCTTGCCATTCATAAACAAATAGTGCGGGGAATCCAGCTGGGGATATATCAGAAGGAATGCCGTTAGTTGCGTAACGGAATGTGAATTCATCGATAACACTATGCACAGTGAAGAATTGACCATTTGAAGGTGTAATATATGGTGAGTTAACACCAGATGTTACTACTACATCCTCGATGATGATTTTATTACCAGCAACAAGTTTGTGTGGTTTTCTAGTTACTACTGTAGCAAACTGAGTTCCATCGTGGTTGATGCTAGAAACATCAATTGAAGGACTGAAGTTAATACCAGTCGAATACTGAAGACCCTTACCTGACTGATAACGGAAGTATCTTCTAGTTTGTCTTACAATATTAACACCAGGAGCTTGAGCAGCAGAAATTTCAACACCACCATCAAATGATCTATGTAGGTTCAAGCAATCGGGTCTTACGAACATTTGTGTTTCATAGATGAATGGAATTGCTTGAATAATACCATCACGGATATTTGATGCGTTTTGGTTTAGATAATAGTTTGCGTTTGCGAGCACACCATCTGTAACGAGTCCTCCTAGCAAAGTGTTAGGGGGCGGACCTGATTGATAACGAATGTATGAGCTTGAGCAATATGTAGCAGCAACTAGATAATGGTTAAACCCAGCACCAGTTGATGAAAGGGCAATAAACTGGAATGTAAGAGCATTGCTTAGCGAGTTAGCAAGACGAATTACATCATCATTAATCTTAATTACAAAGAATGCGCCACCTTCAGATAGACCACCGATAATATTACCAATACCAAAACCAGCAGAATAATAAACCTTTACCCCAGTATTTAAACCATGGTTAGGAATATAAATTTCGCCTCTTTCAATGGAAACAACTGGAGTTGCTAGGTTTTGAACAGTATTGAGAGTTGTTTGAGGATTGAAAACAATTTGACGAGATGGATATGGATCGGTAACGATCATATCTGATTCATTATTAACAGCAACTACTCCCATTTCAAACACAAAACCTTCTAATTTTTCAAATCTGTGTCTATCACCAGTTCCAACAGCAGCAGGAATCACTTGATCTACACCTGTGCCACTAGAACCACCGATAAATGCACCCGATGGGGAAGTATGAATGGTAAATGTATTTGGATCAATAATATTTACATAATATATGGTATTATGTGTCATATTCGAATATGGTTGCTGCACTCTGTTAGCATCATTTACATATTGTGACCAAAGACCATTTGTTCCTTGGTGTAATCCACCTGCAGCATCTAATTTATAAATCAATGCATCGCCAGTCGATAAACCATGATTAGTAATTGTAAAGATACCAGTAGTTGTATTAGCTGCGCTTGTTCCAGAGAAAATTAAAGTTTTAACTGGCATTTGACCAGATAATTTAACCGTATCTCCTCCTCTATATTGAGCTAAGAATTTAGTAGTATACGAAGGAAGTGGTGGAAGAAGCATCCAGTTAAGGTTTGCAGCTCCATCATTATCTCTTACTGGTTGTTGGCCAGTATTTGCAACAAGTGTAGTTGATCCAGGAGGAGTAGCACCAACAACCGACATATAGTAACTATTTCTGAATTGTACTACATCTCCATACAAATAACTATCGGATGTGTTCCAATCACCTTTGAATGTTGTTCCCCTGAGTGATGGGTTTGTAACCTTAAACTGGTGAAGTGTGCTTGTACCAACTCCAAGAATATCAACAAGGTCAGTGTTTGTATAAGCACCTACCCATGTATTGTGGAGTGAGAACTGGTTAGCGGAGGCACCACTTTGTGCACCACCACGAGGAGTGACTGTGTTTGCTGAGTTATTGACAAAATATTGTCTCCCAGAAACTAGACCATTGATTTGTCTGCCATTACCCCATACCTGATAGATTATTCTATCACCAGTAGTAAAACCATGACCATTCGATACAAATCTATCAGAAGCAGCCAGCACAAAATTAGTAGAAGATCCATTTATAATAATATCTCTAGCAACAATTGTTGCAAGACCATTACCCAAAGATTCTCCAGTTACTTGTGAAGTAGTTAAACTGTGTCCTGAGTTAGTAGTTCCAGTTGTCGAATAATTTTGAATTGCTCTGCCAGCAAGAGAATCTTCTTTAGTGTATGCAAGTTGATACATATCGAGATTTCTTCTAATCACATAATATGTTCCAGCAACAAATGCAGTTCCAGCGGGAGACCCACCAGTAGTTGTATTATTTACCGTAACGGAAGAAACTGTAGAAGAAACAACTTTAAATGTTCCATTATAACCATTATTGGTGGAACCACCAACGGTTACTCCAGAAACTGTAATAGTTTGATTTGGAACGATATCAAATGGAGAAGCAGGTAGAGTTGCAAAACTGTAAGTTACTTGAGTACCTGTTGAGGTAATATTTGTAATTTGTAAATCAAATAATGCATTATATCCTTGGCGTGGATGAGTAGTTCCAGATGATCTTCCAATTTCAAAACTATTGCCATTTCTAGAATAAACAACTCTAGTTCCAGTAGTTAATCCATGATTTTGGTAGTAGAATGATCCTGTTTTCAAATCTACATTCTTTGCTGGATCAAAAACGATGGATCTTGCAGGAATATTTGTTCCTGGATTAAATGTAACTTTGTAATCAGATACAGAAGAAGCATCATACCCACCATCAATTGTTCCTGTTGATGAAACATTAATTAGATTATGAACTCCAGTTGCAGCAGAAGCAAGAGGAACAGCATCGTAATATTGCACAAACGTCCAAGTACCACCAGAACCAGCAGCACTGATATCAATTGGGAATCCAGCAAAAGCAGCAGCTCTTGAATGTGCTAGTTGGAAGTTATTTGCATCAACTGGAATTGCATAGTAAATTTGAGCATTAGCTGGTTGAGAATTACCAGCGGGGCCAAGAATAGTGTTGTTAATTACACCACTAGTTGCATAACCAGAAATAGCAACAGATTCACCAATTCTTAAACCATGATTAGTTATAGTCCATTGATCAGTAGTTGCGTTTGCACCTGTGTTACCAACGGAAAGAGCTCTAGGGATTGCACTATCTCTAATCTGTAATTGGAAACTTCCATTTACTCTATAGAGTGTAACTTCTGCAGGAATTGGTTGAGCAGTTGTTCCATTGTATCCTCTAATTACAGTAACTTTATTATTAGATACTCCAGTGACAAGCATTCTTTCATTTAAATATACGCCAGTCCATAGAGTATTTCCTGGGACAATAGCTCCAGTAATAGTAGTGTTTAAAGTTAAAACAGTAGCATCAGAATCATGAGCGATTGTAGTGAAAAATCCAGTAGATAGAGGAGAAAAATCACTTACATTTCTTACATTATATAAATTACCATTTACTAATCCAGGAGCGTTTGGATAAGCACTACCTACTTCGGAACTACCTGTTGATTCGTAACGAACAACATCTGCTTCTACTAATTTTTGATTTTCGATAGGGAGGAAAATTCTATTTCCATTAGCATTAGCAACAGTTGAATTCGCAAACTTCATACGAGTTGTTCCAAGTGGACCAGCCGTACCATCAGTTGCTTGAGCAGCAGCTGTAGTTGGGAATAGTTGTCGTGTTGGTTGACCAGTTGGCAATACATTTGCTGTAGTTTCATAAAGTTGAACTTTAAATATATCATCAGTGATTGGCACCATGTAATAACGATTATTCGGAGCTGCAGTGGATAAACCATTGAGTGTACCTGTAGGATGAGTCAAAATCATGTTGACTCTAGGCCAGTTAACGCCAGTAATGTCAGTTACATAATCAAATAAAGGTCCAGGGAATCCTGCAGTTGATGGGAAAATAGCTTGTTCATCACGAGTGCCATTAGTAAAGGAACCAGTAATACTATAAGTGGTTCTTTGACCAGTAATACCACCATGATTTGGCAAGAAGAAACTATTCGAGAATCTATTTTCGGAAATACGACAACAGATAAAACGACCCGCCCCGTTGGTTGAGTTAGTAGTAAAGTGAACTGGTGAACCAGCTTCGGAAAGAGTGAGTGAAAATTCACAAGCAGATGAAATTGGACCACTATTTACAAGAGTTCTTGCATAATATTTTTGATATTCTGTATATGTATTTGGAGTTTGCTGGACACCGCCTGGAAGACCAGATCCAGTTCCATTTTTTATAATAATTTCAGCATCTTCTGTCATATACGCAGGTAAGTTTGCGTATGAACCAATGACACGATCTCGACCCCCACCAGATCCACCACCAGCTAGTGAGAAACTACTAATAGCAAATCCTGGGTGCAGTTGATAAATTCCCCCAGCCCAAGTGTTAGCAGTAGAAAAATTGATAGTTGCTCCAGTCGCTGATCCAGAATAAGGACCAACTCCAGATATACTCTCTGCGTTCTTTAAAGAAATTTCGTCTTTGTTGATTACATCAGCATAATAAATTATCGATTGGTTGGCAGATTCCACTGGTGCTGTAGCTCCTCCAGTCCAAGTATTACCACCGCCAACAAATATAATTGGAGTACCTAACGACAAACCGTGGTTTTTGATGAAAATTCTATCGGAAGAAACACACTCACGGGTAAACATTTTACCTGTAATTGAACACCAATCGTGAACAGATACACGAGTATGATTCATCCAAGATGAAGCTCCATCATGAACCTGAGCACGGACACCAGAACGGAATACTTTAATGGTAGCCGCACCAACTGTTCCGCCAAATACAATAGGAGTTACTGAAAGAACTGGGTTGGTTGACGATAGTGTGATAGAAGTAGATGTTACTGCAGAAACAAAATAATTTGTATTTGCTGTTACGCCAGTAAGAGAACCTACATTTGTAAATCTAACTACAGATCCCACACGAGTTGGAAGGTCTCCATCACCAAGATTTGATAGGGCACTTACAGTTAGAGTAGCGCCAGATGCTCCAGAAATTGTAGGACTAAAAGTATATTCGTAATTTTTAGTTCTTAAAGGAGCATTAATTGCTGCAGCATTGCCATTCAATGTATATGTTGCTGAAACAGTTTGATTAACAAACGCCGCTCCATTGCTGCTTGATGGTCCTTCCATAATAAAGAAGGTATCAGTTTCTCTCCAATTCTGACTTGCAAAAGCTGCTGCAACAGGAGATGATTTAACTACATAAACACCATCCAAACCAGGAATATTAGTATCACTCAAAGTAATTTGACGCTCAGGATATACATGCATCTGTTTGTTGGTTCTTCCATTAAAGGTAACTTTAATTTCAGATTGACCATTTACGGTTTGAATTGTGCTAATACTTTGCTGAATCTCATAACCTCTGGAACTAAATAACGAGAAAGTTAAATTGCCACTACCAGCACTGTTGAAATCAACTAGTACATCACCATTATATGCATTTTGTGGGTTGGTAGCTAATTTAATAGTATCGGCGTCAATAACAACGGCATAAAAATATGAAGCTGCTGCACTACCAGTACCAATATTGTAAACTGGTAGTTGTCCAGCGGCAACATTAAATCTTCCTGTTGTTACTGCGTTGATTGTAGGATGAGCGCCAGTTGATCCGAGATATGCAATAGGGTCTCCAGTTACCAATTGGTGATCAGGAATGGTAATAGTATCATTTGCTACTGAAATAGCATCCAGTGCATTGATTAATACACGAAGTTTTGTACCATCGTGGAATGGTTCATATGGGTTAAAGTTTCCAGTATCCAAAGAATACGAGATTCTATCCTCTACGCTGCCACCATTAGTAATTGAACCAGCAGAAAATGGTACTTTAGAATTTGATAAAGTATTTGTTAAATAGAAAGGAGAATTGACTTTGAAACCATGCTTATATGGAGTAGTTACTGTTAAAGTACTAACGTTTGCGCCATTAGTTACAACTGGACCTTCATCTACAGATGCGCTGTTATCAAAAGGAATTTGGGATTGTACATAAAAGCGCCCCGTTGTAACAGTCACATAAGCAGTATTAATACTTACTGGTACTGATGCGCTTCCTGGTTGAACTGTTCTGGTTTCGTAAGTGAAAGAAAGATCTGTTGTCTTGCGAACAAGGAATGTTCCCTCGGCAGTAATACTGTCAAGACCACGAACATCAATAGGAATACCAGTTGTTAGACCATGGGGTGATGTACAAGTTACCGTTACAATTTTAGTACCGTTTGTAGTAACATCAGCAATGTTGGTGAGAGGGGTGTCGCCAGTAATTGAATAATATCCTGGAATATTATTAACTCTTTCTAGAGTTTCCCATTTTGTTGCTTGTAGACCATACTCAAAATCGGTATCGATCAGAGTGTTTGGTTCCGATACACGGAATTTTGATACAGGATCTAAAAGAGTATCAACAGGTTTAATTTCTACACCATCTTGCTCTGTAAAAATTTGAAGAACATCACTGTTATTCATTCCAGTGGTGTCATAATTTAGAGTAACAGTTGTTTGGTCTGTTGATGGATTGTAATTAACAGACGTAGCTTTTAGTGCTGGATCACCAACATTGTAGATAACAATGTTAGCGGTTGCGTTGTTGATCAAGAGTAATCTCTTGAAATTGACGTTACCATTTAGTATAATCTGCTTGGCAGCTTTGTTAAATGTGTAGTCAAATGCTAATTTTCTTGCCATTTTAGTTTAACTCTCCTTTTAAAATTAGAATCCGAATGTTAGCGAAAATGTTAAAGCTGCCGCCTTAACTGCAGCGATTTGTCCCGAAACGTTGGTGGTGTTATCACCTTGAGCAAAAAGGTCCCAGAAAGCAGGCGCTTGTTCGGGATCTCTTGCACCACCTTGAGCAATTGTGTATTCTTGAATATTTATCCAAGCACTTGCACCCTTATATACAAGTTCACCGATGTTATAATCAGTAACTGCACTCCAGTTGCCTCTCCATTTGAGACCAGACTGCATAAATGTCCATTTAGTTACATCTGACGAAGGTTTTACATTTGTGCTAGCAGATATTGCGACATATAATGACCCACCATACTGAACTACATCACCTGCTTTATATGCCGTTAATCCAGACCAAGCTCCTTGGGGGAATAACCCCTTGATTAAAAGACCCCAATCGGTTGCATTTGATCCTGGAACAACATTTGTGTTTATTGTTTTTGCGGTAAATGTATAACCGCCATAGGATACAATATCTCCTTTTTGATATTCTGTTGTACTATTCCAAGTATCCTCAAACTTTAATCCTTCCAGATATGTTGAGAATTTTGTAGCATCGAATGTGCTACCTGAAGCGTGTTGAGTTGTGCAAACATAAATTGTGTTACCATAGGTAACAAGATCATTTAGTTTGTAAAAATAACTTGCTATCCATGTTCCTTTTACTTCGTAACCAGGAACGTGAACATTCCATCTTGTTGGAGTTGCGCCAAGATCATCAGTATAAAATGCCGCTTCAGAAGCGGCAGATGTGTGGTTGGCAACACAAACATATGTGTTACCACCAAACTTCACGATATCATCAATTTCGAAAGCTGTTGTAGCACTCCAACTGCCTCTCCAATTAAATTTTAATCTACCTAATCTGAAATCTGCCATTTTAGTTTCCTATTATTTTGGACCTGAGTAAGAAAAATTTGCGTTTAGTCTTGCGACCATATAACCATCATCATCAATAAAATATCTCACTTTTTTGTTTTCAAATCTATACTGTTGGTATTTATCATTAGCACTATTTAAATCTCCCATGCCGTTAATATTATTTTTAGCACGACCAGCAGGTAATGCAGTAGTATAATCTTCGTTAAGAGATGCAAATACGTTATTTGTGGGTTGATTGAATACATTAATGACTGTATTCGAAAGAGTATCTTCTAAGGTATAGATCAGCATACCATCTGAAGTTCTTTTTAAAGCATGAAAATCATAAATGTTAGTTCCTGATCCAGAACCTGTTGATATTAAATTGCTTAAATTAATTGGCATTTTAGTAAACCCTCCAATATGAACCTGTCCATATTAAATCAATATTCACTCCAGAATAATCAAGAATTAATACATTATCTATACTACCTGTACTAACCAAGAATGATTTATTGTTTGCATTAACCACAGCATTTGCTGTGCCCCAAGTATTTCCTCCATCAGCTAATCTAACAGTATCTCCTACATTTGGATTTGATGGTAAATTAACAGTAACTAAACCATATGATGTATCAATGATATAATTTTTATTCGACTCAAGTTGATTGTTTGTTGTATTAAATGTTGCGGTAACAAAATATGGTGAGAGAGTTCCACTAACATTTTTTGTACCCATCATTACAAAGTATTGGACACCGCCTTGTTGAGCATAATTAAAATCATTAATAGAAATACTTGTATTGATATCAAATGATGGTTGATTGAAAATCGCCCAATCTTTTCCATTTGAAGATCTTAAAGTATTTCCATTTTGATCAACAATCAAATAAGCTTGAGTTACTGGAAAATATCTAAAAGATTTTACAGTTTGCACATTTGGTGGATTAATAATGAGATCTACCCAAGTAATTCCATTCGTTGACGTTTTAATAGTTACATCATTACTTGTTTGATTATCAATTACTGCTATAAAACCAGTTCCAAATGGTTGCAAGTAAACTTTGTTTGATCCACCACCGTTTAATCTTTGAGTCCAAGCAGTAGTATCAGCCGAAGAAGAAATATCTCCTTGAGATCCACCAGCAACATATACATTATTATTATATGCAAATGATGTAATAGAAGAAGATAAATTACTATTTCTTAATGTAAATGGAAGACCGCCTGCGATTTCTCCATTAGATCCACCAATTAAGACATTACCATTTGCAGAAAATGTTGTAGTAATATTAGTACTGGATGCAAAAGGACCAACAGAAGTAGTCCAACTTTCTGCATTTGAAGAAGTGCATATAGTATTTGCATTTCCTCCAGCAAAGAAATAGGATCCGCTCCAAGAAACGGAATTTAAATCATTAGCAGTCCCTGATGTTCTTGCTGTCCAAGAAACTAAATTAGCTGAAGACGAAATTTTACCCCCATTTGTGACAACAACGTGTCTTGGAACAAATATACTATCATTAAAAGCATAACTTTTTATTGTAGTTTCTGGAGTAACTTGTGTATTTCTTTCAGTAAATGGAGAAAGTGAAGTTGGAATTGCAGCAATAAATGTCGAACCAACAAGACTACCCGCAGTTGATTGTGTTAAAAGTTCTTCCCATTTGCTTGCAGTTTGATTGTAAATTTTGGGAGCATTTGTAAACGTATTATAAATTAATTGTCCATCAGCGGGATTTAATGGATCCGTTAAAACAGTAAGATTTATTTTTTCTGGGGTAACAGATGCATTAGAAATTTCTGTATTACCTACCGCAAAAGTTGCAATTTTGTCAGAAGTAACAGAATCATTAGCTAATTTTTCTGTGGTGATATTTAAATCACGAATGTGATTAGTCGTTACAGCTCTATCGACATCAACTAAAGTACTGCTTTTTAATTTAGTTGAATCGACAGCACTGCTTGCCAGTTTTGCAGTAGTGATATTTAAATCACGTATATGATTAGTAGTTACTGCTCTATCAGCATCAGTTGATACGCTAGATCTTAACTTTAATGAATCTACTGCTGCATCGGCAAGTTTAATAGTTGTTACCGCAGAATCTGCAATCTTAACAGTAGTAATATTCAGATCTCTAATTTTAGCAGTTGATACTGCTTCAGCACCAATAGTTCCATCAAGTTTAATCGTCGTGATAGCACCGTCAGCAACGTCAGATGCTATTACTGTACCAGGAGCAATCTTATCGCTAGTGATTGAATTATTTGCAATTTTAGCAGTTGTTACTGCAGAATCTTTAATGGTGCCAGTAGTAACAGTATCTGTCCCTGGTTTATTTAAGGAAATTCTGTCGCCAATAATCGCAAAGAAAATAGCATTCTGCGAAGGAGCAATAGCAAAAGTAATTATATTACTTTGAATAGTAAAATCAACTTTAGGATTTAGTTGACCACCATTCAATACTGCTTGGAGAAGAAGCTCGGTATCTGGATAAACTGGTTCTTGCTCAATTGTTAAATAAAATTGAGTTTCAGATCCATTAAATCCAGTACCACCACTAACTCTTTGAAGTGGAGTGTCAATTTTTCTGTTATCTGTCCTTGTAGGACTTATACCTAAGTATGGCATGTTACTCCGTATTAACTAGTGATTTCTAAAAAGCTTAATAATACATCCATGCCACCAGCAGTATCACATCTCACTTTTACGATGTCTCCAACTTCCAACACAATTTTTTGACCAGATAATACTTCAAAAGAAGATCCTGTTGGAATAGGAATATTTTTAATTAAGTTAGCATCTGCACCAACTGCTTTATCGATAACAACATCGGCAACAACAGATGAAGTTGCTACACAAGCAAGGTTCATACCAATAATAATTGATGATGTGTTTACTGGAACTGTATAAACAGAAGTAAAATTTGTTCCTACAGCTGCACTTACTTTCGACTTAAAACTATTAGTTGCCATCTTATCCTAATGCAATTGATAATGCCAAAACATCTTCAACAAAAACAGGTGTTACCCACGAAAGATCTCCAGACCCATTCGTTTGTAACACCTGTCTATCTATACCATCATCTGATGGTAGTGTCAATGTATAGCTAGCGGAAAGGTTTGATGGCGCTCTAAGTGCTACCGAATTTTCTCCATTGATGGATAATTCTTGTAACTCTAATTTATTTTGGTTTTGTACGACGACGCCGTTTTTAACGACGAACGCCTTAGCATTCGTTGCCATGAAGGTTCACTCTCCCCTTCCGCTAGATTTTTCTATGATTATTTATAAGAAAAAAAATCCGAAAACATAAATATCTATTAGGAAAAATATCGGAAAATATAATGCCATCACCAAACCAATTTCCTTGGTCAACCGTTGAAAAAATCGCTGCAAACCTTTTAGTAAATGGATTTCATAGTGGCATTAGTTTTGCTTATGATTCTATAAATGGTCGAGTTAATGCTACTGCAACAGGCGGCGGCGGGGGTAGCGGTTCCTCTCCACCAAGTATAAGCATCGCAACACAGGGCGCATCTGGCTCTGGATCATTAGTATATGACAGTACTTCTGGTGTTATCACTTATACACCACCACTTCTAACTAATTATACGCTGAGAAATGCAGCAGAAACTTTTTCTTCATTAGTTGTTAATACTAGTATTACATCTGGTTCGATCCAAACAAATAATATAACAAATCTTGCTGGTACTGGATCTCCAACATTTCCAAACGGATTAACTACAAGTGCGTTATTTATCAATGGATCCCTTGGAAATTCTGGTCAATATCTTACCAGTACAGGAACAGGCGCTACATGGTCAACAGTTAGTTTTGTATCTGAAAATAGTTCACCCACTTTTACTAATGCAACTATCACTGGAAATTTAAGTGTTGCTGGAACTATTACCACAAACAATTTATCAACTCTGAATATTCAAAACAGTCAAATTGTATTGAATGATAATGTAGTCGGTCAACCAACATCAAATGCTAATGTAATAGTTAATAGGGGAACATTACTTGATACCGAATTACGTTGGAATGAAACAAGCGACCGTTGGGAATTTACAAATGATGGCACTACTTATTTTAATATACCCGTTCCCACAGATTACAATAACTATAATAACTTATTAAATAAACCTACAATTCCTGCAGCACAAGTTCAATCTGATTGGAATTCTACAGTTGGTATTTCTTCTATTTTAAACAAACCCACTTTGTTTAGTGGAGCATATGCAGATCTTACAGGAAAACCAACAATCCCAACTCTGCTTCAAAATCTTAGCAATGTTTCAAGTTCTGTTCCAGTAACAGGTAATGTCCTTCGTTGGAATGGTACACAATGGGCACCTGCAGCAGCTGGTTCATCTGGAGTTGGTGCTGGTAGCGGGACCATGATCGGTCCAATTACATCAACTGATAAAGCACTTGCAAGATTCAATGGAACTACTGGTCTTGAAGTTCAAAACTCATTGGTAATTATTGGTGATGATGGATCTATTACTGCACCAAAAGTAAAAAACTTAATACCATTTTACTATGCCACATTAGCAGAACTTCCTTCTGCTTCTGCTAATGCTGGAGCAGTAGCTTATACAGAATCTGGTGGTGCTTTATATTATGCACATAACAGTAATTGGACCAATCAAAGAATTGTTACTACCACAAGTTCCACAACGTCAGACTTCCAAACCTTAATTGGTAATTTTCAACAAACTTATTCAACATCAGTTGAAGATTATACTTCAGGAACTACTGCACAAAACGCAGAAAGAAAAATTCTTAGATTATCTGCTTCTGGTGGTGCTACAAGTGATATTACAATTAGAGCAACTTCTGGTATTACAATATCCAAACTCAGTAATGAACTAACCTTGACAGGTAGAGTTTATAACTTTAGTACAGAAACCGCAACTGGTAATCAAGTAAAATTAAGATTGCAAGAAATTGGAGTTGCTACCAGTAACACTGATATTACTTTTGCTGGTGCTGATGGACTGCAAGTTGAAAGAACTAACGCAACTACAATTACATTTAGAGCACCTGCAACAACAGTAACTCAATATACAGACGATTTTGCAAAAAATGCAGCTGCGTTAGCACTTATTAATGGTAGTAAAGTTGGTATTAGTTATACTTATGATAGTGTAAATAAAGTAATCAATACGGTTGTTACTGGCGGAGGTGGAGGCGGAGGTGGTAATGTAATTACTTATGATTTACAAGGAACCAATACAACTAGCAATAATGCATTCATTAATTTAATTCCCAGTACAGGATTAACTGATAGTATTGAAATTGCAGGCAGCGCAGGAACCACTGTCAACTGGGATAGTGGAAACAAAAGAATTACAATTGGTAGTGTTGCTCCCGTTCAAGCAAATTGGAATCAAACCAACAGTGCATCACTTGATTTCATTCAAAACAAACCAACCATTCCTGCGGCATTTACGCTACCAATAGCAACAACTACCGTTCTTGGTGGAGTCAAGATTGGATCTAATTTAACAATTGATCCAGTAACAGGAGTTCTTAATGCAAATCCTGGATCTTATACATTACCAACGGCAACCGCAAGTGTTCTTGGTGGTATCAAAATTGGATCTGGATTGACAATAGATGGCAACGGAGTTGTGAGTGCTTCTGTAGCATCGAGCGTTCCTTCAATTCAAGATTTGTCAGGAACTACTGCTTCTCTCGCTCCTGACGCAACGGCAGAACTAAATATTACAGGATACAAAGCCTATTCGTTATTTAAGATTACCACCACTGCAGAAGCATGGGTTCGTGTTTATACAGATGATGCATCAAGAGATGCTGATACTACAAGAAGTGAAGGTCAAGACCCTGTTGCTGGCAGCGGTGTAATTAGTGAAATCAGAACTGATGGTGTTACAAATACAGTATTAATCAGTCCTGGAATCTTAGGTTTTAATAATGACAACCCAAGAACAACTACAATTTATCTTTCTGTTACAAACAGAAGTACTTCTTCCACAGCAATTACAGTTACTCTAACAGCATTAAAGATCGGAGAATAAAAAATGGCAGTTTTTAAATCAGTTATTAATGTTAATAACGGAAACACTGGATGGACACGTCAACATGTATTGGATGCATTAGAAATTGCGTTTGGTCAACTTGGATTTAATGGCGGAACTGCTGTTTCTGGTTCTCCAGTAGTGTTTCAAGCACCAGGAAATTTTTCAATTGATGTGACAGATGGAAACTGGAGATATTGTGGTGGTCCCGCCCCTAATGAAAGTAGTGCAATCGAGAGATATTTTTATGTAACTAACAACGGAACTTCATCGTATAATTTATTAGAACAATGGTATTTAAGTAATTATAGTATTGCCAACGATACTCTTACATTAACACAACACACTTTAGTAACTGGAAATCCAGTAGTGTGGAACCCAAGTAGTTCTACTGGTGTAACTATTACACCATTAGTCAATAATACTACCTATTATGTTATTAAAGTTGACGGTAATACTATTAAATTAGCAGCTACTTTAGATGATGCCACTAACGGAATTGCAATAAATCTCACTGCAGTTTCTGGTAATTGGAATACAACTCCATTAAGAAGAGCTTTTAATGTTTTATATAACAATTATCAAATTGATGTTGAGATAGGAGATACTTTAAAGTTTGAAGTAAATGATACTGGCAGTGGCGGAAATTTCTTTTTAATTGATAGTCCTTCTACTGGATACGCAGCAAATCGAGTATTAAGTACAGCAAACTTTGCTCCTTATACTTACAAAACATTTCCAACTGGTCAAGGAACTACAGATGTAACTTGGCAGGTGAGAGGATGGCCTCAAACAGAATCTGAAAATATGTCCCCTGAGGAAATCTTAGGAACTGGAAACCCAGGAATATTTTCGTATGGATATGGCAATTCAGCAAATGCTGCAATGAAAGGCGTAATTAACGTTATACCAAGTATTAAAAACTCCAATTCCTCAGACTTTATACCGTATTGGAAATATACTGTTCCAGCTTCTGGCAGTAAATCTTCATTAAAAATTAAGGTTTTCCGTTTTCCATCTCAATTTGGAAGCTCCTACCGCAATAAAGTTGCTGGGATACAAGTATACAGCAAAGGATCTGGATGGGGAACAGATGAAAGTTTCACCATTCCAGGATCTGCTATTGGTGGTGTTGATGGAACTAATGATATTTTAGTTGGAGTTAATAGTTTAACAACAGCACAGCAAAATGCAGCTACTGGGGTTTGTACTCTTATTATTACTAATTATGGTGCGGGCACCACTATGTATCAAAAAAGTTTACATGGTCATTTTGCTGTGCTGAAGAATGTAAACGACGCAACCAAAACTTTTGGAACCACTTATTATGGTTTTTCATTACATTCTAATAATTATAGAATGTATATTAGTTCTGGACCAATGTGGCGTGCTTTGAATGTGAGAGGAATAAACACAAGTGCTTTTAACGCATATCAGGATTATGGTTCTTATGGTGGTGATAGAGGACTGGATTATCAAGAAAGCTACAATTATCTTACTACAGACGATAACAATTTTTCACATATAAATATTGCTTCTTCTTCTACTCCAACTGCATATCCACTTTCTATAAGATTATATAAAGCACAGTCTCCTCAAGATACAAATTTTGCTGTAATACAATTTACACAAACAATTAATAACGAAATAATTCCATTTGGTACATTTTCAATTCATAAAGGAAGTAATTTTGGATCTAATGTTTGGGATTTAAATCATGTTTGGAATGGAGGAATAACAACATATGAGGGCACTGGTCGTCACGTTAGCACAAGTTACTTCTGTCCTGGGTGGAATGCTTGGTGGGGCAACTCCTTACAACGTGAAGTAGTTGACACTCGTACATTAGCCAGAGAAGCTAATTATGGATATGTTCGTAACACTAATAATATAGTTTACCCCACCTCTACTTATTCATGCAATATTGATACAAACAATTCACAGACTGATACTGTTACTTATTATAGAAATTCAACATATGATGGCCATTTAGATGCTTACGTACAATTAAATTTTGCTGATAGAAACAAATACGTATCATCTTCAGCAAACTACTACAAACCAATGAAAGGTATTCCAATTTCAAATCACCTGCTGCCTTGCCCATATTATTTACCAGATGATTATATTATGCTGCAAGTTGCAACTGCTCCTGGATTAACAGAGTTTAGACCTGGAGATACAATTACAGTAAGTGCTTCTGAAATTTATGAAATTATTATTTCTGGATATCAAACAGCTCAAAATGGTTTAGATAATGTAACTGGAAATAATTCTATTGGTATGGTCTTTGCAGCGAGGACAACCTAATGGCAGACATTGCTCTATCTGGATTACAACCAACAACTGCAGCAACTGCTGTAAATAGTTCAATACAATTTAAACAAACTACTGCAACTGGATTTATTGATCCAATATTTTCTTCAATAATAAGAACTATTAGTAATGTAGCAATTTCTAAAAATTTTACTATTGCAAATTTAGATTCTCCTGTGACAGGACTAAAGGCATCTGCCGTTCCAGGACTTCTTATTGGACGCAGACCACGATTTGGACAACTATTCCCAAGAGGTTATTTCAACCGATAAAAAAAGACCCCGTAAGGGGTCTATTTTTTTATTCTGCTGTAGGCGTTTCTTCCTCGCTTTCTTGAGCAGACAGTAGTTCTAAAGTCTCAAGACCACCTTGTAACTTTAGTTTGTATTCTTCCAGTTTTTCTAACTCGCCTTTTAGTTTAGCTAGCTGACCTTCAGTTTCTTTCAATTGATTATTAAAATTAGTTCGTAAAGTTTCGGTGTTCA